AAAATAATTCAGAATTACAAAAACAAAACCAGGAATTTCAAAAACAAATGCTTGAATTGTACAAGACGACAAACACCTCGATAACCAATAACAATAACAATAGTCATAGTTATAATAAGACATTTAATCTTCAGTTCTTTTTGAATGAGCAGTGCAAGGATGCGATGAACATTATGGATTTCGTGGATTCGATGACACTGGAATTCTCGGATTTGGAAGAGGTGGGGAAGCTCGGGTACGTGGAAGGTATTAGCAATATTATTATCCGGAAACTGAATGAGATGGATGTGTATAAACGTCCGATTCATTGTAGCGATGGTAAACGAGAGATTATGTATGTGAAAGACGATAATGTATGGGAAAAAGAGAATAGTACTTATGATAAACTTCGAAAAGCTATTAAATACATTACAAAGAAAAACGGGGATTTAATGATTCCGTGGAGTCAAGAGAATCCGGCCTGTATGAATACGTCGCATCCGCTCAACGACACCTATATCCAAATCATGAATCAGGCGATGGGAGGGAAAGAGTCCTTTGTCGAAAGTGAGAATAAAATTATGAAGAAAATTGCGAAGGCCGTCTTGATAGATAAATAGATGTAATATATAAAATGAATATTTTTCTTTATTATTTTGATAAATGGACAGCTTGGCTTGATTTTTCGTGGTTAATTACACATCCCAAGAAGAAGTATAATATAAATTCGACAGAGTGGTATGAAGATGAACCACCCCATTATATAGAGCCCTTGCTACGCTGACCCTTGCTACGCTGACCCTTGCTACGCTGACCCTTGCTTTGCTAATTTTTTTTGGCCGATGAAACTGATTCAAACCATATATGAAGATGATATAGACCACCAATAGCCCCGAGTACGACGATAATTAAGGCTAGATATTCCGGTATTTTTTTACGCATAATCAATTCATAGCCAATATAAACAAAAAATATACCCATAACAATATGACTTGACCAAATTAGTTCATTTGGCACACCAAAATGATACATATATATATATGGGAAATATTATTAAAATCACTTCACGAGATATTTTCGGTTTAGATAAAATTTTACATAAACCGGAAAAAAAAGAAAAAAAAATGATTATACCAAAGAAATCAGTCATTCTTAGAGGAAAGGGGTTATATGCTTTTGTTAAGAAGTTGTAAATTACATATACAGAGTCATTACATATACAGAGTCATTACATATACAGAGTCATTACATATACATATTATGCCACCCTCCATTATCCACCACCTTTTTAATCAGTTTATCCACAATCGACTGTGTCACTTGCATTGGAAATTCCACTTTAATTGACATCTCACTCTCAAAGATATTCGTATCCGGTCGCATCAAGCGGTACAAGTTCAGCTTAGTATAGATGATTTCGAGGCAGCGCTTGAGCGTCCGCACACCATCTTCCTTATCCGTATAGTTCGTAATAATATAGTGTAAGGTTTCGTCCGAGATACTTATATCTCCTGGATTGAACTTAACCTGGTCGCATATTTTCGGTAAGAGGTATTTATTAGAGATGGTGGTCTTTTGCTCTTGGTTATATCCTTGGGTTTGAATACGATACATCCGGTCAAGCAGAATCTTATTGACTTTGCTCTCATCATTGTAGCTGAAGATGAAGAGACAGCGGCTCAGGTCAAATTCGATTTCCGAGAAATAGCGGTCATGAAATTGATTGTTCTGCGCCGTGTCCGTCAAATGTGTTAGTATCCCCGCAATCTCTTCGCCTTTCGGTGTGTCGCTGATTTTGTCCAGCTCATCGAAATAGATGACCGGATTCATGCTTTTACATTTAATCAAGAGGTCGACAATTTTACCCCATGAAGACCCCTCATAGGTATAGGAGTGACCTTCGAGGAAGCTGCTATCGGTCGCACCACCGAGCGCAATGAAGACAAAATCGCGGCCGAGAATTTTGCTAATGCCTTCTTTCACCAAGGTTGTCTTACCCGTACCCATGGGTCCCTTGATGGCGATAGCCGTGCCAATCGCGCTCGGATTAACAATCCATTGGCCGACCATTTGCATGATTTGGAGTTTCGCATCATTTAAACCATAGACGGCTTGGTCTAAAATCTGCTTGGCATTATCCATAAACGCGTGGCATTTTTCAACGCCATCCGCGATGGTAATCGGTAAATTTTTATAGTGACCGAAGGGTATTTGCATGAAAGTGTCTACCCAGTTTTTCATTTTGTAATAATCACCGCCACCTGGCTCCATATTACGTAAGGAGGATATCTTACGGTAGGCAATGGCTTTGTATTGGGAGGGAATAGCCGCATCGAGTAAGGTGAGTCGATACGGTTTGGTGATATCATTATGCTTTTTTATTTCTTCAATCTGCTTGAGCGCACTCTCTTGCTCGGCGACGGTCATCTTTTCGTTGAAATACTGTAAATCATTCATGACATCGCGTTCGCGTAAAAGCGTCTTCAGCTTTTTGGTGTTTTCGATTTTACTTTTCTTGGTTTTAGTCTCTTCTTTTTTCAAGAATCGTTTCTCTTTTTCTTTAATCTCATCTATCATTTTTTTTATGACAGGATTGGATTGTTCAGCCGGAGGTAACGTTTCAAACAAGCTTTTCATCTTCGTGAAAGCCGCTATATTATCAAAGAGAGGGGGTTCTTCTTTGGTTTTTTTATCATCACCCTCCTCTTCGCTACTACTACTACTATCGCTATAAGCCTCATCGTAGAGAGCTTCGGTGGGCGACATTTCACCATAGTCATCCTCGCCCTGACGCGGGTCATTGATGATAAAGGAAATATTGAAATTTTTCATAGGATTTTTTTTGCTTTTTAAAGGTAAAATACAGTCGTCATCCTCCTCCTCCTCCACTTCATTTTTTCGACGTGGTTTTTTTGGGGCGCCTGGACATTTTGGATGGGCTGTTTTTTTATGCGCTCTCTCCGCCAAATTCACCTGTTCCGTCATAAACTTTGAAGGAAATAATCCACTGAGAAACTTTTGATACTCGAGTTTTTCTAATTTTTCATTTACGACACCTTCATCGGCAGAAGGATAATATTCGTCTTCTTCTTCATCATCGTCATCGACATCCTCCTCGTCATCGACATCCTCCTCGTCATCGACATCCTCTTCGTCATCGACATCCTCTTCGTCATCGACATCCTCTTCGTCATCATCATCCTCACTTGTATCCGATGACTCAATCGGTTTTACATTTTTTTTATTAACAGGGGGTGATGGTGATTTGTTCTTCTTCTGCGCTTTCATCAGCGCAGCCAATCGCGTATTGTATTTCTGTTGAATTGATTCGGAAGACATCTTGTTTGGGTTAACTTGTTTTTTATTGGTAGCTTAGCTTTAATATTATTTTCAATTTTTTGACATATTTAGCATATAATATAATAAAAAATTGAATTAAACATAATTGAATATTATTATGTTAATATAAGATACACCATGGCTTCAAATCGAACAAAAGGAACGATGCAGAAACAAAATGCCACAAAGATCATCGGAATTCAATTCAGTATTCTATCGGCAGAAGAAATACGCAAAGGGTCTGTGGCAGAAATAACCAATCGAGAAACCCATGTGAATGGCAAACCGGCCATTGGTGGTTTATTTGACCCCCGCATGGGTGTATTAGAACCGGGTTTAATCTGCCCAACCGATGGATTGGATTATATGCAGACGCCGGGATACTTTGGACATATTGAATTAGCGCGGCCTTTATTCTATATCCAATATCTCAGTACGATTATTAAAATTGCCCGGTGTATTTGTATTAAATGTAGTAAATTACTCATTAGCAAGAAAAAATATGAACATCTGCTGAAAATGTCGGCGGAAGATCGGTGGTCGGCCGTCTTTGTCTATGCGAGTAAAATTAAGCGCTGTGGTGAAGATACCGATGACGGCTGTGGTTGTAAACAGCCAAGCAAAATAAAAAAAGAAGGGTTATCGACCTTAGTGGCCGAGTGGGAAAATGTCGAAGGGGTCGGTAATGAAAATGAAAAATTAGTGATGACCTTGACTCCGGAAATCTTGTTGAAATGTTTTCGTCGCATTGCGGACGATGACGTGACCTTCATGGGTTTCAGTCCACTTTGGTCACGGCCCGATTGGATGATTTGTCAAGTGTTGGCCATCCCGCCACCCGCTGTGCGACCCTCGGTCAAGCATGACTCACAGCAGCGCAGTGAGGATGATATCACCCATATCATTGTTAGCATTCTTAAAGCGAACAAAACGTTACAAGAAAAAATTCAATCGAATGCTACGACAAATGTGATTAACGATTGGACAATCTTGCTCCAATATTATGTCGCATCATTGATTGATAATAAAATCCCTGGTGCGCCACCGATGTCGCAACGGTCCGGACGGCCTTTAAAATCTATCAAAGAGCGTTTGGTGGGCAAACATGGACGCGTGAGAGGTAATCTCATGGGGAAGCGGGTGGATTACAGTGGTCGTTCGGTCATTACACCTGACCCGAATTTGTCCGCACGGGAGTTGGGTGTGCCGCTGAAAATGGCGAAGAACCTTACAAAACCCGTGGTGGTGAATATGCGGAATATGAAATTTCTTGAGAAATTGGTGCGTAATGGACCGGATGTCCATCCCGGTGCCAAGATTCTTGTCAAGAAAAACGGTGACAATATTTCGCTGCGCTATATCGACCGTGATTCCATTCAATTGGAAATCGGTGATATCGTCCATAGGCATATGATGGACGGCGATTGTATTCTCTTCAATCGACAACCGACTTTACATAGGATGTCAATGATGGGCCATATCGTCCGCATCATGCCCGTAGGTGATACCTTTAGGATGAATGTGGCTTGTACAAAGCCGTACAATGCCGATTTCGATAAACTTCTCTGTCGAAAACAGGAGGCGTGAAAAGCGTGTAACCTCCTAGTCAACTTGATTCTTTAAAAACAACATAAAGAATAATATTTAGATATAGTAAAATGGAACCATCAAAACAAAAAAGACTGTCAAACGAAATATTAGACACCCCAGCCGAACGCTATTGCGAAATTTACAAAATAACGAATCTTACTACCGGTAAGATATATGTAGGACAAGCGGTTTCACATATATTAAACCATAAGAGATATAGACCATATGGACGCGAAGGACGATTTAAATGTCATATATCAGAAGCTTTCTCAACCAAAAAAAATCAGTCACATTATTTGAATAATGCCATAAGAAAATATGGTGTTACATCATTCATAGTTGATTTGATTGAGTATTGTGAATTAAATGAAGCAAATGATAGGGAAATACACTATATTAAACATCATAATAGTTTGTATCCAAATGGATATAATCTAAAAAATGGTGGAAGTGTATTTACCCACAGTGATGAAAGTAAAAAGCGCGTCTCAAATGGTTTAAAAAGTTATTTTAAAGATAAAAAATTTGAAAGGTTTAAGGATATAAAACAAATCGATCATGATATAGAACAGTATATTAAACCTTTGAATCGAAATAAAGAGCAATACGGCTGGTATGTTTATATAGAGAGAAAGAAAGCAGACTTTGGTGGTATTCATATTTCCTTAGACGATAGTAAAGCAGAGGCTAAGGAATTTATTATATATTTAAAGAATCAATTGGCGAAACATCTTGCAGCGGGAAACCCCTTAGAGCCCTAACTACCACCTTTGACGAGAAATTGTCAAAAGGGAACACGGTTAATAGCCGTAACCAATGGTAATAATGTTAGGGATTGGGCAATCCGCAGTGTGACTACCTAAATCCGCTATGATAGGATATGGTAGCCCTTCAACGACTGAACGGATGTTGGTGAACAATGAGGGTCTAATCAACCTGAGTTTGCTTAAGATACAGTCTGGCCTTTAGTGAAAGCTAGAGGGTGCTCATTGGGAGATGAGATGAATTTACATATGCCACAAGATATAGAAAGTGAGTCCGAGCTCCGCCACCTAGCGGCGGTGCCTTGGCAAATAGTGAGTCCTGCCAACAATAAATCCATCATCGGTATTTTCCAAGATTCCTTACTCGGGTCTTACCAATTTACTCGCGAAAATACCAAATTCAATGCGCGTGAAGCTATGAATTTGTTGATGGCTTATACAAAAGTCGATGTAGAAAAATTACCAAAAAAAAATATATCAAATTTTAATATCCTCTCGCAAATCTTGCCGCCCTTTACCTTACGCTATAAAACAAAGCGATTCGGGGACAAGGAAGATTACAAAACGTCCAATAATGTATTGGAAATTGTGAATGGAAAATATGTGCGCGGACAACTCGAGAAGGGGGTGCTCGGTGATGGTACGAATGGCCTCATTCATCGTATCTGTAATGACTATGGTAACCGAGCGGCCATCGATTTTGTCGATAATTTACAGAATATTGTGACCGAGTATATGAAAAAGAGTGGTTACAGTGTCGGGGTGAGTGACTTAATCGCCAATAAAGCAACCAATGATGCGATTTCCGATATTATAGTGAAAAAGAAGATGGAAGTCAAATCGCTTATTGACCAGACGCATTTGGGTATCTTTGAGAATAAATCAGGACGCACAGATGAGCAAGAGTTTGAAATCCAGGTCAATAATATCTTGAGTAAAGCTGTGAATGACGCGGGTAAAATCGGCCGCGAAAGCTTGAATAAAGAGAATCGCTTTGTCATTATGGTCAATGCGGGTTCGAAGGGTAGTGATTTGAATATTTCACAGATGATTTCGTGTCTCGGTCAACAGAATATTGATAACAAACGTATTCCGTATGGGTTTGAGAACCGCACCTTACCGCATTTCACCAAATTCGATGATTCACCCACCGCGCGTGGATTCGTCGAAAACTCCTTTATCTCCGGCTTAACACCGGCGGAGCTGTTCTTCCATGCGATGGGTGGCCGTATCGGTATTATTGATACAGCCGTCAAGACGTCGCAAACGGGTTACATTCAGCGCCGCTTAATTAAGGG